TTCCGCTATGAGGCTCTACTATCATAAAAATAACTGTATCTGTTCTTGCTTCTAAATGACCTTCGTATTCATAAATCTCGTAATCCTGACCATTGTTTACTTTGTCATTCTCAAACCATCTTCTTATATTTTCCATTTTTACCGATCTCCTTGTTTTGTGATTAGAAAAATAGCTCATCAATCGACAAGTCCATATGTTCGTATAAGTCAACAATTCTTGAATCATTTTCATCTAACCCAAGTAAGAAACAACCACCTTCTCCTTGCTCAATTTTTACAATCTCATTCTTATGAAATTGTTCTATATCTATTTTTAATCTTCTAATACCGTAATATTTATATAAATCTTCTATTGCTGAGTTCAAACCATCCATCATTTTTTTATATTGGGAACTCAAGTCAAAATCGTATAAACTATTAATACTGTTTTCAATTTCATTATAAATATCTATTAAATTCGTCATACTTTATACCTCCACATGAAATCGAACTTTACTGTGATATTTCTATTTTGATTTCTGTTCCCTCATAGTTACCTGTTATATGCCTTTGGGCTACAGATATTCCCTCTTGATATTCATTAATAACATTCTCTAAAGATTCCATAATGTTATAAAAATCTTTAAGCAGCCAAGGATGTGTATGAGATATATGAATTCCATCACATAAAAATCTCCAAATAAAATCTTTTGCTTCGCTTTTACAACGCCACTCCTCTTCATATTTAAATTCCATAGAACCAACATAATCATAATAGTCAAAATCATCAACTACTACGTCTCTATTAGTACAACCAAAATCTTCGGCATTCCTTAAACTGTAATCCCCGTCTGTATATAATGTATAACTAATATTTATTTGCATATTTTCACCTCACAATCCAAAGAAAGAGAATTTTCAAGTTCAATCACGTTTGTCTTCTCTTTCATAATTGTAAATACCAACTACCTTTGCTATTTCTATGCAGCACTCATAATCATCTAAATCAGGCGATTGCAATAGTTTAATAATCTTATTTATTTGTTCTTCGCAATTCATATTTTTATCTCCCAATCTAAAAAAATTTCTTATTCTAGTAAATATATTACATTTATAAACAGTCACTAAATTCTAAATATTTAAGTATTTATTGATTGCATTTTCTACGTCAGCTAATCTCACCCACGGATTTTCCTTGTCCTCTTCGTAAATTGGTGCATCTCTCCGTTTTGCACTTTCCACAACATCCGCCATCACAGCAACGGAATAATTTATAAGAGTTTCTTTTTTAATTTTATCAATTGCATCCTGTTTATTAATTAATTTTCCCATATCTTCTCCTGCTATAAGTTCTAAATGTTCAGGTAAAGGTTCTATATTCAATTTAATCCAATACAATTTCTACACCTTCGTCTTTGTACACTAACTGTCCTATTCCACCTTCATACATAATTTCATACGCACCGACATTATCTGTAACACTGATAACATCCTCCCTGCTTATTAAAATATTCTCACCCTTTTTTACTGTAATTTTCATGTATTTTTCCTTTCTCCGTTAAAGTTCAGATTCTATGGTATCCAGTAATCTCCCTCTAATGCGTTTTCAATTCCGCCACCTAAATCAGAAAAGAAAACACCCTCTTCGTCACAATCGTTTTGCCAAAGTCTTGCACCTAAATCATTCAGAATTTCACTTGCTTTTTTTAATATTTCCTTTTCTTCCTCTGAAAAATCAATTCCTACATCATTACTCTTATAAAAGTTAGCCATCTTTTTTCTACCTCCGTTTTAATTTGTTAAAGTTCAGTTTAGTCAATTCTTTCAAAATACTCTTCCAATGTTTTATAAGTAATATCAATATAACCGAAGTCATCATCACCGTTTTCCAAGTAAAGGCGTATATCAGATTCGCCAACATATCCATCTGTATACTCATACACGCTTCCCTCATGAATTGTCGCATATTCATCTGTCGGACATTCGCTCTCATCGTATATTGGTAAATATAGCTCTTTGATACATTTATATTTTTGCATATTGCAACCTCCCAAAAAAATTCTAATGATGCGTGCGATCAGGACATTTATAAAGGCACATGCCTCCATTCCTGACCTGTAAATAGCACTCGTTATAATATCCACATTTTTTATCTTCTTCGCTATTCAATTCGTCTTTTGCTGTATTTTCAAATTCTTCCATTTTCGTCCCTCCGCTAAATTCTAATTAAGTATTTACATATCCAAATAATCTCTTATATCGTCAACAGAACTTGCAAGGAAGCTATTAAAAACCTCATCAATTTTTTCAAGTAATAGTTCATTATCGCACCCATCATTTTCCATTTGGTCTGCAAAGTTTTTTTGTTTACATCTAAAAATACCGTTTTCCTCTCTGCACCACTCTTTTTTATATAAATTCCCATCTACCTCCAATGTTTCATTTACACCATCTTCTGTTGTCTCAATAATATATTTCATCTTTTTACCTCCACTTCTAATTTATAATCACAATGTTATTTACATATACTTGATGATATTTTTTTGTTCCAGGTTCATATATTTCTATCAGACCATACTCTTCGTCTATCGTTTTTACATATTTACATGGAAAATATTCATCAGGATATTGACTTGGTAATCCAAATTTCTTATGCTGTTTTATAATCTGATTCATTTTCTTTCTTGTATTTATCATAAATTCATCATATTCTCTTATATATGCTTCATGCGATTCTCTCGTAATTTTCATTTATTCATCTCCTTAAATTATAAGCATTTCACTTAACATTTTTTACATTCTGTACCTATCTAACACATCGTCAGAAAAACCAAAATAAGCATATATATCTGCAATATCATCAATGCAATTATCCTTGGAATACATTTCAGCCATTTGTCTTGGATGATTTGTAAAGAAATAATCTAACAATTCTCCAAATTTCTGTGGGATAAGTTCATAGTATTCTGGGGTTCTCAAAACAATAACAAGTTCACCATTTTTGCTATAAACATTTTCTACAACACAATCTTTCCAATTTTCAAAATCCCAAATATTACTTTCACCTGTAGGATAAACCAGTCTAATTGGCTGTTTTGTTGATAAAATTTCGTTCATATCTTTTAACTGAATCATTTTCTTTTCCTCCAAATTTTCTAATTATCATAACTTATGAAGCCTAATATTAATTTCTTGAATGTTTTTCTGCCATTCCCTAAGTTCTTGAAAAGTCATTCGATCACAATATAATTCCTTTTCAACATCTTTTAATAATAGTGAATCAAAATCATTTAAAATTGATTCTAAACTTTCTTTATCTGACATAATATTTCTCCCAACATCTTGATAATAAATTTCCTATTCCTATTACAAATTAAATTCAATACAAGGTTTCCCATGATATTCTGTAATTTCAAACCATTCAAATTTATAAGATAAATCTTTTTCAGTAAGTTCATTAATCTCAGCTAACTTCGATTCACCATGATTATGAATCCAAATAAACTGAATGTGTTTTGACTTATCTATAAGATCTTTTATACGCATATAATCACTCCTATCTAAATGCTCATTTCATCTACATAAATTGTGCTATCTTTTATTTCCCACTAGCTCCTTTCTGAACATATTTATCAAAACTATTTTTCATATATGTAAAATTTGTTTTCTGTGAAGGACTGAAATTTATCTGGTTTTTATATCTCTGAATCCATTTTTCAAATTCCTCATCTTGTTCTTTCATACAAGCATAAGCCATAATAGCAATTACAGCCCTTTCACACTGCTGATATACAGGCTCGTCCACCCTTACGCAATCCTCAACCATATCTCTGTAAAACTCAATATCCTCTTCTGTAGCGTCAGGATTTGCATTTTCTTGAACAAAAGAAAGAGTTGTTTCTTCTGGATTTACTGTTAAATTTTCTTGATCAATATGCAAATAATCCATCATCAAAGCAGTATATATATCAATTTTAGCTTGAATAATCTTTTTGTCAGATGTGCCAGCTTCTTTATCAAGCAGATCATAACTCCACTCGCCAATAACTTTATCATGCAAGTCATTTACAAGAGCATTTACAAACTCTGCAAATTTATTATCTTTAACACCAAGCTTTGTGAATTTATCAAATGTAGCTATCCAGCAAAGAATATCTTTAAATACGAATATATTCTGAAATTTGTTTCCACAAACTTTTGCAATACGATTTCCGTATTCATTGACCTTTTCAAATTCATCAAATGAAGAGTTTTCTTCAAGATATTCATTTCTATCATTTGGTGTCTTCTTCCAATCATTAAGATGGAACGTAGCCATTACAGAATTTGCAACTGTTTGCTCGTATGTACCGTTCTTACGCATTGACTTTGAGTAAGAAACACAATTTTTGTAGAACTCGTTATTAGCAATGTTCTTAATTTTTCTTGCATATGTAGGAATCCATGTTAGAGCCTTCTGGTTTGAACCCATACTCTTGTTGCGGTTATAACGTCTTACAAGCTTGCTTATTTCCTGCATAGTGCAATTTTGATGAATTACAATACGAATCTGATAATCATCGAATTTCTTCTTAAGTTCATTTGGCAACTGTTCGAAAGTTTTATTTTTAATATCAAACTCCCGATTTTCCCAAAGAATACTACCATCTTTATCTTTGATAAGATGTCCTTCATCATCCCTCATTTTCGCTTGATACTGAATAACGCTATTCTCAAAAGATTTAGTTGTTTTCCAGTTCATATGACGGAACTTATTTAAAGCTGTAGTTCTTTGAATACCATCAACGATATATTGCTGTGTTAAATCTCCACCTAATTCCTCTTCACCAAGAATAATAGGAGGAGTATAATCTTCTGTAAGTACAGTAACAATAAGCTCATTTATCGCCGGATTGTCCCAGCAAAACATTCTCTGTACATCCTGATTCTCCGATATATCTTCACTATTTACACTTTTTAAATATGAAGATAATGCGATTGCTTGTTCCCTTACTTTCTTTGCCATAATAAATTCCTCCCATTTTTACATTAATTCTCTAACGTTTTCATAAGCCTGAATAGCTGCTATATGATTACCATAATCTTTTTTAGAAATATGTAATAACTCTTGTATGTCTTTAGTTTCATAACCTTTTATCATATATGATAAAATTTCTCTTTGTATATCTGATAGTTTACTTAGATAATTTCGAATCTTAATATCACTTAAATCTTCATAAAATAGTTCATCATACAAATTTTTAAATGTACCAGGTATCATTTCTTTTAAGTCTCCACCATCTTCCATTGGAGCATCTAGTGATATATTCTCAATTCTTTTAGGTCTTTTATGAATATCATCCTCATCCCGTAGAATCTTTCCATTTTTATCTCTTTCCAGATTACTTGATTTAAGAGTATATTTATTATCTCTTATCCATGTGCTTGTCTTTCGCATAATATTTCCAGTAAGAAAAGTCTTAAAAGAAGACTTTGAATGATCATATTGAACAACTGATTCTATAAGACAATCCGTTGCTACATCGTATAAATCTTCGTATTCGCTTGTGCTAACTTTCCCTTCCCAAACCTTATGACATATTGGTTTTAACTTTTTCATGTCATCCTGCATGTATGTATTAATGATGTCCAACATTTTTTGATTGGATTTAATGATTAACATAGTTTCTTTTGTTATCATTTTATATGTCCCTTCTTATTTAATTCTCTATGTAAATACTCTCCAAAAGTCAATTCACTAACTTGTATATTTGTGTACTTTGTTTCACTAAAGCATTTGGGACATCGTGAAAATTTCTCATTCTTATCTTTCGAGAATGACATTACATTTTCCATTGGAGTGTTACAATTTCTACAAATAATCATTTTCATCACCTCGCTTAAAAATCGAACAGTTCATTCATAACTCTTGGTTCATATTTTCTTCCATCTAATCCGTTAATCATCTTTTGTAATTCATCACTTACCGATTCAGATATCTTCTTTCCAAGAATAACATTTAGAACATCTAACTCATTCTTAATACTTCTCCTTTTCACTCTCCTATCTTTTATCATTTTGTATGCCTTATAGCCTTGTGCTGCATTAAGGTTACAAAATTCTATGTAATGGTTTATGTCACAAAGCTCCTTATCAACTTCGCTTAACTGATTAATCAATTCTTCTTTTCTATGTAATGCTTCAGAAGCAAGTCCGTTT